TTTAAGTGCACGGGTTAAATCATTTTGTACTGCAGAAGGTGGTACAAATGTTGGATTGGTCGGAACAGGTGGTGTATATGTTCCACCGCCACCGCCACCGACTCCACCACCAGAAGAGTTTAGTGTCTCACCAACAAACGGATTATATATACCATTTCCATCAAATGGGCTTTCAACTTGATTTCCACCATATTCCGTTGGGTCGTATTGTTTCATTAACTATTTTTATATAAATATTATGTAAATTCTATTCTTTCTCTACCCATACCACCATCTCCCAAATTCTGTCTATCCAATGTATCATATTCTCGGTAGATGCTTCCGCCTCCACCTCCTCCACCGCCAGTTACAATTGGTTCAACTATTGGTGTAACAATTGGTTCTGCTATAACAATAGGTTCTGGTATTGGTTTAATTAATATTGGTTCTTCTTTTATTGGTAATGTTATTTCAATCGGTGAAGTAAACTCCGGGGGAGGTGGTAATATTAAGTCAACACCTCTTACGATTGGTTTAAATTCATACTTATCCGGCCTAAAAATTGTTTTTTTCTTTTCTTCAAATGTAATAAATGAATCTATTACATTTTTAATATCCTTTCTTAATTCAACAACAGCAAATTCTTTTGGTACTACATTATATTGAACATCCCTTCTTTTTAATGTTTTTATATTAAATGATATACAATTATTTAATATATTTTTCATATCATCTAATAAAGATGTAAAATCATATTGGTTACAATCTATAAATCGTATTTCTGATGGTTTACCAAATGTGGAATCACTAATATCGTAGTATTTGTTATTTAACCAATTTTTTATACTGTCTCTAAAATTTACAAATATTCTAGTTCTAAATTCTTTGAAATCTCTTAAACCAAAATCTTTTCTTAAAATATTAATAAAATCATTTCCAAACTTATTTACCATAACATCATCTATTGTGGTTAAAGCTTTACTTTCAAAATCATCTAATGAATCTAATATATTTTTTTTATAATATTTAAAATCTTTACTTAAATTATTAATATTATTAAATTCTTTTTTTGTTATTTTATTTATATTGTCGTCTTTTGTTTTTAAAGGAAGAATTCTAATTTCTTCTCTTGATGGTGATATTTGTTGAATCCAAACCTTAGTAGATTCGTTTTCAGTTCCTACTCTATATCTGACAAAATTAATATTAACTTTAAGAATACCATTTGTAAATCCTAAATCATTTAATAATTTTTCAATATCAATTGCTAATTCTTTTAAACCACCTTTGTTTGTAACATTATACAAATAATTTTTAATATCACCTGTTTTTATATAGGCAACATTATTTCCTGTTTTGTGTGGTAATAAATTGTTATTAATATCATAAACTGATACTTCCATAACATCATATTTACATTCACCAAAATCAGTTTCTTGTATTTCATTTTTTGTAACAATAAACTGGTCATCCAATTGAAGATATTTACCTTCATTATCGGTTTTAGCATTTACTGCTTCAAAATTTGTATATTTCTTAATTGCCATAAATTAAAATATTAAAACGAATCAGGATGTGTTTTAGTAAATCCCGTTTCATATGTTTTATCTTTTGTACTTCCACCATCTCTTACTACGGAAATTTTCATACTACCCCCCTTATGGTCAGCAGTTCCTGACCAACCAATCCATTTTTTTCTACTATTAACACCATCTCTACCACCTGCAGGGCCTTCATTTATAATAAGTTTAACTTGCTTTTGTTCACCTGCACCTAAACTAAATGAATTTTCACCTACACTAAATACTGACATATTTGGTGGAACTGGTACAAATGAAATATTAATTGTAACAGGTTTTTTATCATTATTTGTAAAATCAATATAATCTCCATTAACAAATTTGTTTCCACCATTTGCTCGTATTTTACCCCATATTATAGGTTTTGATTCTTCCGTTTTCTCTTTTACTTTAACAATTACTACTTCATTAACAACATCCGCACCTGCCGCCATAGCTTGTGCCTGTGTACCTTGTGTAATAGCTGATTGGTTTTGTACTGCACCAAGTTGAGATTGTAAACCTTTGATAATTGCATTTAAAGAATCAATCTGTTTAATCAATGCTTCAATTTGTGCTTTAAATCCACTATTTTGTGCCTGTAAGGATGCTCTTAAAATGGATTCTTCAACTGACTTTTGTAAAGCAGTTTGAATCTGTGCAGCAAAATCATTTATTGTTTCACCTAATGTATTTGATTGATTAACCAATACATCATTTGTTTGGTCTAATACCAATTGTTCATTAGTTAAATTTATTACTTGAGCTTCTAATTCACTAATTATTGCACTTAATTCTGTTTGTATTAAATTTAATCGTTCAACTTCTCTTCTTAAATCTTCTACTCTTTTAACTTCTTCGTCATATAATGGTTTTGGAACTAAATCTTTTCTTTGTTTAGGAATATTTGGTTTCAATTCCGTAACATTTACATCTATTGCTTTTAATAGTTCTTCCTCATCGTATTTATCTTTTTTTAATTCTTTAAATAATAATGAAGATGCTACATTTGTATCGTCAACAACTGTAATATTATATTCGTTTTTAACAATAGCTTCTGAACCAGATACCATTAATATAGATTCTAATCTTTCTTTTCTATCATCTGATAACTTTTGTGCAATTGCTTCTATTGATGTGAATGCCATTTTATACTATTTCAAAAGTTAATTTATCATCAATTATTTTTGTTATACCATCTTTTACTACTTTTAATTTCAATATATAAACTCTATCAATTGGATATGTTGATGTATCTAAGTAAAAATAATTTGATTTTGAATCACAACTTAATTTTGAATATTCTCCAAAAGGAATAATGATTTCATTTGTTCTATAATCTTCAATTTGATAATAAGAAGATGTTGGTAGATATTTTGATTGGTCGTATTCAAAGGTCGTTCCAAAAGATTTAGCTGGAAACATATCTCTAGCTTTAACTCTTATCTTTGTTTTAATATTTTCAGCATATTCTTTTTGTAAATTTGTCACAATGATTTTACTATTTTCCAATGCATCGGCCGAAGATGACCCTGTAATTGGTAATAATGAACCCGTTGAAAATGTGGCATCATCCCAAACTAATTCTAATTTAGGTTGATATATTGTATTTGTTTCTTTTGAAAAGAATTTTAATACACCATAGTCCGTTGTATCGGTATATAATGATGCCGATGTGTGGTGGTGTAATATGATACCATCATTGGTTAATCTATTTGAACCACTAATCCATAGTTTTACAATATTTGTTACATTCATTCTAATATCATCCGGTTCATTACTGAACGATTGTGATGCCATTGATGCACTATACCATAACCCACCACCCCCATTTAATATAGAAGATGTATCCGTTTGAGCAGGATAAGAACCTGATAGGTCTTGCCACTTTGAAGAACCATTGAGATAATACCAACTTACACCATCCGATGTTATGTTGTCAAATTTAGTACCAGTTCCCATTTTCCAACTTCCAGATATTGCATTTGCATACAACGTATATTCTAAAGGTATTTCTTCAGAGTTTGCTGATTTAAGATTTAAGAAAACAGAATAACTTCCGGTTCCTATATTTTCTACAATTGATTGTGAAACTTGTGTTGTATTAAATTTAATTAAAGTTCTAGCTATATCCATAGTAGAACCATAATAAAGTTTACCCACTTCTAATATCTCATCCCTACCCGCATTTTGTTCAGGTTGTTGAAGATATATACTTGCGTCAAATGACGATGTAAAAAATTTATGCATTATATTGCCCTCCCTTTTATGTCTTTGTTAGGATATTTAAGTTCAAATACACATGGGTCTAATGAAGGATAAATAATTTTACCCTTAGTAGCTTCATCTATATTATAATCATTCGGTGCATATGTTCCATCTTGTGAACATAAATTATTTATTTTAACCGATGGTACACTCATTACTCCTTCTACATTTGCTAATATTAATTCTATTTCCGAAATGTTAATTGGTTTATTAAATGTCCAATTATCTATATTAAAATATTCTTGCATCTCTGTTAAACAATTTGCAAGAACCTCTCTTTTATTATAATTTGAATAACAAACTACTTCAAAATCTAAACCAATATTTACAATAAATCCGTCAATTAAATTTATAGCATCTGTGATAATTCTATATTCACCTATGTATGTTTTAAGATTTTGTTTAATTGCTTGATTTAAATTTGTTAACTTTTTATTACCATCATATCCCAATACATACATATTGATTGCAAATGGATTGTTTATTTCACTTATTGCAGTTTTCTTTTGTGATAAAAATTTTGTCAATTCCTTTTGAATATCAGATTTGTTTAAACCTTTTATTGAATCTACTAAATTTGTAAATTCAGATAATGTATTTGGATTGGCTAATATCGATGCAGGAGAATTGTTATCAATCTCACCATCTTGTGAAACATATACTTTTGCAATACTACCATATCGTCCAGGCATTGATAGTGCACGAATAATATAATCTTGTTTAGTTACTGCTCTATTTTGAGAACCGAATGTTGCTAATGCATTTTGTCTAATCTCCTCAATACTTTCGGCACCACGACCCCCTACTGCAGATTCTAAGTTCTCAACAGCAATTGATTCTTTACCAGCTCGATATGTTTGTAATAAATTTGTTTCTAATGATAATAAATCTTCGTCATATTCTATCTTATTTATAATAGTTAATTCACCTTGATTTACATTTGCATCTATTCCCCCACCTGTCAAATAGGTTATAGTTAGTGTTCTATTTATAGGAGATATTCCAAACGTATTTGTTTTTAAAAAATTAGATGGGTCAATTCCTTGATTTAATCTATTAACCGAATTAGCTAATCCTAATCCTACATTTTTTGTATTAGGTAATATTTGTTCATCCGGCATTGATACATCACCACTACCAAATTGTAAATCAATTGTATTATCTGAATTTATTTTAGTAGAAAATCTTCTTGGTACTTTTTGTACTTCTAGAACATATGGAACAATACTTGATGATGTGTATAATTCCGAATTAGCCTGTGTGTTTGGCTTTTCAACAAATATACTTTCTTGTGCCAAATATGGAACTTCATAATATTTGTTTCCTAAATCATCTACTACCGATGTTATCTCTATAATATTTAAATCATCTATTGTTATAGTAGGATATTCTATATCAGTAACTGGGCCGATTGTTTTAGAAATCTTACTAGCCGATATTGCTTTTACTTTCTTTGTTATTAAATATAAATTTGGTTCTCCGGTGTTAGTATCTCTTTCATAAACATCAATTTCTCTATCAACTTCATTTGCAAAATCAACACCATCGGTTGTTCTAAAAATAACACCATTTTTTCCTGCAACCTCCATTCCTTCTTTTATTTTTAAATACATTCTGGAATCTGGTTGATTTGATGCACCTGTACCAGTTGATGGAACTAATTGATAAACCGTCATAGTCGTTACTGCAGGTGCAGTTACTTTTGGTTTATATCCAAAAGATTGTGCAATTGACATTACATTTTTCCTTTCAGTTGCATGGTATAATAAAGATTCTTTTAATTGTGTATCTTGATAAAATGATAAAACATCACCTATATATGATGCCATTTCAACAAATACCATACCGGGTGAAGATTCATTAAAGTCGGAATATGTGTTTGGAAAATATGTCTTAGTAAAATCTATAAGGTTTTGTTTTAATGTAGCAAAATCTTTACCAACATAATTGATATCTTTTTTATTATTTTTCCAACTTTTATCTAAAGGTTTCAGTGCCATCTATTTATTGTTTAATTTCTATACTTAATGCGTCTTTCATATTTGGATTTGATACTAATGAAAATGTTAAATCCAAAGATATTATATGTTTATCAATTGACGCATCATCGTAATCAAATATTATTTCGTCTATATTTAAATATGGTAACCATCTTTTTACTGCTTCATTTATTGTAAATTCTATTTTAGAATCAATATCATCCCTTATTATTGGTTCAAATATTAATTTCCAAATATCACATCCAAAATCGGGTTGCATTACTCTCTCACCTTTTCTTGTCATAATTAGGTTAATTAAATTACTTTTAGCCTGTGACAACGTAGTATAGTTGGTAGAAAAAATACCATTCTTATCCGAACTTGTATTTACTCCAATTCCTAATACTTTATAATTATTTTCGGCTAAATCGGTTACATTAACTTTACCTAATTCTATTGCCATTATTTAAATCTTTTTACTAATTCTGAATAATCCCTTGTTAATGCTTTTATTGTAGCATCTTGCAATCCATCACCTGTTGATTCAAAGTTTGGAACGTTAGATGGTACATTTACATCTCTAAAATCCATAGTTTCCCATTCACTTTCATCAACCCTTAATTCAGGCTTAATCATATCTAATACACTTCCAACCGCCTGTGCACCTTCTTTACGTTGCTCGGATGAAAATGGTTGAGTCATATTAAGAATCTCATTAATCATTGGGTCTTTTGAAAATTCTTTTTGTGGTCTTTGTGTTTGTTGAATTGGTTGTTGTCTTTTAACCGGTGTAGGAGTAACTTCTGTCATCTCTCTTAATGATGGAGTAGATGGTTTCTTTTGTGAGTTTAATGTAACTGCACCAGATTTGATAAGTTTAACAAGTTCTTCTTTTACTTGTAACTTAACTTCGTTTTTAACAACTTCTTTAATTAAAGTTAATAAAATGTCTGATTTCATAATAATTGTTTTGTATATGTTTAGTAATAAATATTTATCCTTTAGTTTTATTGTTTTGTTTTTGCATAATAAGTTCATCTATATTTTCAATAGGTACACCATTTGACATTGTTTTTGTAATATCATCTAATAAGTTTATTCTTTGTAAATTGGATAATGTAGAACTTTTTATTTTATCATACGCAATATTGAAGCTACTTTCAATTAAAACAGATGTATCAGGTGTTACGGATGTTGGTATAATTTTACCAATATCACCCGAACTTGGTGTTTTAAAACTTTGTGCTATATTTTTTTGTAAAGTTTTAGCATTTGAAACATCTTGGTTTGTTGTGTTGTTTATTTTATTTACTTGTTTTTGAATATCACCATCTTTAACTTTTTGTGCAGGTGATTTTGGTGATTGTTTAAGTTGAGAATCATCAATGGTACTTGCAACATCATCAAATATTGGAACTCCACTTTTTGATATCTGTGCACCAATTTCATTTGCAAGTTGTTGAGATATACCTTCTTTTTGTAGTTTTGCTAATTCTAATTTTCCTTGAGGTGATGATAAAAGTTGTTGGAACTTTTCTTTTTTACTTCCTTTTATTAGTTTATTAGTAATTAATAATCCAGCAATACCCGCTGCACTTCCTAACAATAATAATCCATTTTTCATAGCTACATCTTTTAATCCTTTATAAAAATTTAGATTGGCTTTAACTTCTTGTACTTTAGTATTAATGGATGACTTTATTAAAGCTTTAACACTCAATCCACTTCCTCCTGTTCCAGGTGGTGGGACAAAATAACCAACCCATGGTAAAACACCCGGTGCCGGTGGAGCGGGTGGTGGGTATTGGCAATTACATATAAATATACCACCCAAAGTTATAGAATGTAACATAGCGGATGCAATAAATGATAATAAAAAGGGGTCAAAAGAACCCTGTGGCCCAACTATAATAGATGTCCATTTTCCTGGAAACAAAACATATGCTTGTGTTGTTGTTATATTTTTTAAAGAACCTATACATGGAATTGTAGGAACCGGTGATTTTGCTAATCCGGCAAATGCCCAATAGGCTACAACTGCAGTACCACATAAGTCTAATAATGTTTTATCTAATTTTTTACCAGAGTTTTTGGCTTGCATCATTTTTGCAATAAGAACTACTTTCATAATTTTCTTATTTCCACTCGCAACAGGAACTCCACCTATTAAAGTTTTACCTGTTTTTACAGTTTTATCGTAGGCATCACAAAATGCATCTGCAAAAGCTTTTAAATCTATTATTTGTTCAAATTTTTTATTTACCGCAAATTTTATCAAACCCCTTGCACCACTTGCAGGAGGTATGTTGTGTCTAATGGTCTGTCTTACCATATGAGCTTGCATTTCTAAATAAAATATTGACCAACTCATTATTTACCTACAAAGTTTTTAGTTGATTTTAATCTACTCAATGAACCCTTTATTGATGAAAAATCGGCTGCATTTTCTGGCCCAACTTTTGATTCACCAGATGGTGTTTTATAACTTTGTTGTAATATTGCGTCTATTAATTGTTCCATTATATCTTGCATATCTCCACCCAATGTAATTGGTTGTACTCCTGCTCCTGCACCACCAGCACCTCCCTTATCACCAACATATACATTGGAACCATTTGAATTAAGATATATGTCATTTCCTTTTGATTCAATTGTTGTCATACCACCTACCGATATAGTATGAACTTCTGCACCCGCATCTACTGAAAATTTACCATCAGTTAATATTCCTGTACTCCCTTTACCAAATATAATAAATTGACTTGCTTTTGCCGATAATATAATTCTATCAGAATTTATGAATAATTGATTACCTTTTAAATCACCTGATGACGGGTACCCTGCAAATGCTTCTTTTGCAACTCCTATTGTTTCTTTGAATGGAATCTTTATTTTACCAGATGTAATATAAACGGATGTACCATCTTTATTTATATCCTCTTCTACCAACTCACCAATAGGCTTTGAATCAAATTCTGGGTTTTGTTTATTACGAATGAATATTCCAGGTGATGATGTCTTATCATCTTCGGTTAAAAAAAATTCTGAGAATCTAATAGTATTACCAACTCTACCACTCAATATAGTATCACCTTCTTTTGGTTTTAAAAATTTAATAGTTTCTACCTTATTATATTTTGATTGTTTTGATTTTGATTCGGAAGGTTTTTTATTTGGTATTCCTGTTTCCTTAGTTTGATTATAATCTTTTGAGGAACCACCCTTACCTTCTTCACTTAATTCTTTTTGAGAACCCGCCTTTGATGTTTTATAATCTTCTCTATAATTTGGATATTGAGTAATTGTATATGGTAAATAAAAATGTTCTTTATCGTTTATTTCTAATATTATTACACTCTCTCCTGATATTGGAAATGTAAAATTATTTTTATCAAACGGATATGCGTAAGCTTTTTCTTTAATTGTATCCTCCGATAAAAACGTTATTGCACCATAAAATCTTGCATCTTTATCTGTAAATTTTTTGTTGTCATTATATATTAATACTTTATCATCTTCCTTTTCAAGTTTTAAAAAATCATCAGCAGATTTTAATACTTTATCAACGGAAGCCAAAAAAGCCTTTACAGGTTTTGATTGTTGTCTTTCTGATTCATTTACTTCTGATTTTATAGTATTGGTTGGATTATATGCCATTATAATTTGGTTTTAATTTCTTCAATTTCAATTTCCAAATCAACCATTTTTTCTTTAGTTTTTTCTTCTACTGCGTTTATTGTATCTTCCATATCCGCAAGTAATTGTTCTTTTTCACTTTCACTTAACCAACCATCTTCACCAATGCCCTTTGCTTCTGCTGCTGCAAGTCTTTGACCTATTGTTGCAAGTTTAATTAAATGGTCATCGTTCTTAACCGATACTTCAATCAAATCTTTTATGATGGGTGCAATAACAGTTGCTTCTCCTACGTTACGGATGAGTTTTCTCAATGATTCAATCAACTCAGAAATGTTTTTCTTTTTGTTTTGTTGATTTTCGTATATATCTTTAAATAATGATGATAAATTCTTACCATCAAATAATTGAAATTCGTTTGCCATTTTATATGTTTATGTACTAATAATTATTTACTTATTAAAAACTTACCCAAAACCAAATAATCCATATCACAATTATGAAATGTCCAAATTGCTTTTTGAGGGTCATTTGTCATTGTGTGGTCTTTTAAGTTAAACGATGTATTCAATAGAATGGGTGTTCCTGTTAGTTTTTCGAACTCCTTTAATAAGTCATAGTAAAGTGGGTTATCTTCTCTTTTAAGTGTCTGTATCCTTGCCGAATTGTCAACATGAGTTACTGACGGAATGTTTATATCCTTTTTAACTTTGACAACCTGATTCATATATGGAACATCCTCCTCTGATAGAAAATACTTTTGATAATCTTCAATTGTAACCGATGGGGCAAATGGTCTAAACATCTCTCTTTTTTTGACAACCTTATTAATTCTATCTCTAATATCGGACAAATGTGGATTACCCAATATAGAACGATTACCCAATGCTCTTGCACCAAATTCAGTTCTACCTTGAAACCAACCTATAATATTACCATCATTAATTAATCTTGCAACTTCTTTACACAACATTTCATCGGTATCAAACATTACAACTTTTTTTCTATGATTTTGTAATATAATTTTAAGTAATTCGGGGTTACTCCATTCCTCACCCAAATATGGAGATTGATTATCACCACCTTTTACTTTTGGATTACCCATTACAATATGATGTTGATATAAACATGCACCAATTGCAGAACCACTATCCGAAGGTGCAAATGGTATGAATACATTCTTAATTGATGTAGCTGTTTTTATCTTACCATTGGCGGTTCCATTATATGCACACCCACCACCTAATACTAAGTTTTCAGATTCCCAACTATTTGTAATTCTATTGATGATAAAATATAGTGCACCTTCATACCATTGTTGTAATGATGCAGCTAAGTCTTTATGATGTTGTTCGATTGGTTCGTCTTTAAATCGTGGAGGAAATCCAATTAAATCAATGAGTTTTTGGTGAAACATATCATTATCCGATGTATGCCATGTAAAGTAAGACATGTCCATCTTTACAATATCGGTTTCACCACCAGTAGTAACAACTTTATCAAATATGTTATTATATTTTTGATTATTACCATATGGTGCAAGTCCCATAACCTTATACTCACCTTCGTTTGGTTTAAACCCTAAATATGCCGTAAATGCCGAATATATTAATCCCAATGAATATGGAAAGTGTAGTGTTTGTATTTTATGAAATCCTTTGTCATCACACATTGTGGCATATACCGAATGCCTTTCTCCAACTCCATCAATTGACAAACCAATTGCTCTATCAAATGGTGATGTATAATATGAGAGTGCTAAATGTGATAAATGGTGGTGTGTGTAAGTAATAATACCATCATATCCAATTGATTTCAATATTCCTTTTAAATTACCTTCCGTTTCATTCCATCTTTTTAAGAATTGTCTCCATTTCATTGGAAATCGTAAACCACCCCACTTACCAATTGTTTCTCTAACTCTTTCGAATTTATCGTTTGGATTTTCATACCAACAAACCATATCAACTTCATCAATTGTTATTTTTGCGTATTCTAAACACCATTGGATTACTTTAAACGGAAAAGAACTATCATGTTTTTCGCCGGATAGTTTCTCCTCTTCAATTGCACATATAACTTTACCATCTATAACTAATGCTGCCGCAGAATCATGATAAAATGCTGATAAACCTAATTGTACCATATTTAAATTTTTATATCACCTTCTCTGTCGAATTCATTATAAAGTGCCATTTGTTTTTCTTTCATCTTGTTGACAACTTTGGTAATATAATGTGTAGGGTGGCCTGTGATTTCTCTAATAAGAAGGTATAAAGATTTTTTATTAAAATTTTCTATATGTTCTGCTCTTCTAAATAATTCCAATACTGAATCTGCAATTTGTAAATCTCTTTTCTTTGGGAAAAAGTTTTCTAAATGTGTATCCCAATATTCAAGCATTCTTTTATTAAATGTTCTGTGTTCATCATTTCTTTCTTCCTCTCTAAAATTATTTTCAGTATCAAATGAATCTGGTAATCCAGACATTACATCGGTTTCTTTATATCTTTTATAATTTGCATTATTATTTAAAATAAGATAATTCCTTGCAACAATAGTAAAATAACTAAAT